AATATTTATTAATAGCAATTAAATTTAACATAAAATGGCAGTATTAGACGCTAACGAAATAATGTTCACCGCTTTTGAACCAAAAGTTCAGAATCGTTTCATTATGTACATAGATGGTATCCCAGCATACTTAATCAAGAGTGCAACAGCACCTGGATTTGAAGCAGGAGAAATCATATTAGATCATATCAACGTTTACCGTAAAGTAAAAGGTAAAGTTCGTTGGAATGACATGACTTTAGGATTATACGATCCTGTAACTCCATCTGGTGCGCAAGCAGTAATGGAATGGGCTCGTTTGGCTCATGAATCAGTAACTGGCCGTGATGGTTATTCTGATTTCTATAAAAAAGACTTAACTTTAGATATTCTAGGTCCAGTAGGCGATATCGTAGGTGAGTGGATCATTAAAGGTGCTTATGTAAAGACAGCTACATTCGGTGAATACGATTGGGCTAACGATGCAGCAATCAACTTAAGTGTTTCAATCGCTATGGATTATTGCGTATTGAACTTCTAAGATATTTTCAATATTCTTTATAAAGAAGGCGTCTGCTTTGGCAGATGCCTTTCTTTGTTGTATATTTATATATACACAAATTAAAACGTTATATGGCAGAATTTAAAATTCCAACCGAACAAGTTACATTACCATCAAAAGGTTTATTGTATCCAAAAGAATCACCATTATCTAAAGGTGAAATTGAAATGAAATATATGACCGCTAGAGAAGAAGATATTCTTACTAACGTTAACTATATTCGTCAAGGTACTGTATTAGATAAATTATTACAGTCATTAATTATTACTGAAATTAACTATGATGATTTATTAGTAGGCGATAAAAATGCAATATTAGTAGCAGCACGCGTATTAGGCTATGGTAAAGATTATGATATTGCTTATACCGATGAAAATGGCATTGAAGTTAAAGCCGCTGTTGATTTAACAACACTAGAAAATAAACAAGTTGATTATTCAGTATATAAAGCTGGATCAAATGAGTTTTCATTTACATTACCAAAGTCAGGTAATTTAGTAACATTTAAGTTATTAACGCATGGTGATGATAAAAAGATAGATGCTGAAGTTAAAGGATTACAAAAAATTAATCCAAACAATTCCTCAGAAATGACTACACGATTAAAATATATGATTACATCAATTAATGGCGATCGTGAAATTAAATCAATCCGTGATTTCGTTGACAATGCCTTTTTAGCACCTGATGCTAGAGCATTACGTGAATATTATAATACAGTATCACCAGATATTGATTTAAAATATTATCCAAACGGTAATTATACAGGGGAGGGTATAGCAATTCCTATATCGCTTAACTTTTTTTGGCCTGACGCCAGAATATAGATTATATCTATTTAAAATAATCCACGAGATTATATTTAACAGCAATGGTGGGTATGATTGGAACACTGTGTACAACATGCCAATATGGTTACGTAGATTTACATTTGAAACGTTAAAAGAACACTACGATAAAATAGCTGAAGAAAAGAATAAAGTTGAAAATTTGCTGCAAAATCAAAATAGTAAGGAATTGTCACGTCCCGCTATATCTCCAAAACAACCAACATATACAACAAATAAAGCGCCTAAAAAATAGGCGCTTTTAATATTTATACGGCGCAATACTAAACTATGGCTGATAATACAAATACACCCAAACCAGAACAGATCGAAGCTCTGACCCGCGCGGAACAGATACTAAAAGATCAAATAGAGAGTACAACTAAAATTCGCTTTAAATCTAATGAAGAATTTAGAAAGACAATTGAGTTAAATACAGAATATTATAAGAAATTAAATGATATTGAAATTGCCTTAGATGGCCAGTTAGATTTATATAGTGAAATAAATAAAAAGGTACAAGATTTTGGTAAAGGTCTAACAGATAATATTAAAAAAGCTAAACTACAAAGTAATACTCAATTAAGTTTAAAAGGAATATATTCTTCTTTAAATAGTTTACAAGGTAGATTAATATCAAATCAAGAAGATTTACTTAGAGGCGAATTATCATCCAACGATGTTACTAAAGATATTTTAAAAAATAGATTATTAGAACAAAATCTTCAAAAAACATCTAAAGGCTTAAATAGTGAACTTAACGAATTAAATAATCAAATACTTGCAATTGAAGAAAAAAAACAAAAAGCAGGAGGTTATTTACAATTTTCTTTACAACAACAATTAAATAAACTTAATGAGCAAAAAATAGCAATTGATGGACTTATTATTGGTTTTCAAAACGCTGAAAATGCTCAAAAGGATATAACTAAAGAATTAGAAGACCAACTTGATACTATTTTGGCAATAGAAGCTCATACCGGTGTAGCAGGAAAATTATTAAAAGGATTTAGTAAAATTCCTATACTAGGTGATATGCTAGATATTCAAGGAGCTCAAAAAGCAATGAATATAGCAGCTGCTAATGGAACAAAAGGATTTTCATTGCTTGGAAAAGGCATATCAGCTTTAGGACCAAGTTTAAAAACAGCTTTAGGACCTTTAGGTTTAATATTAATGGCCGCTGACGCTATTAAAGCTGTATTTAATTTTTATAAAGACATGCTCTTTAGAGCGGATGAGCAAGCTACAAATCTAGCTAAAACACTATCAGTATCTAAAGAAACAGCATTTGATATAAGAAGAGAATTTATTGCTATAGCAGGATCTCTTGAAACACAATACAAAACAGTTGAAGCAATATCTGAAGCTCAATCTCAAGTATCAAACATATCAAAATTTAATTTTCGTTTTTCACAAGATATACTAGATAACCAAATTATATTAACTAAAGAAATAGGTTTATCTGCTGATGAAGCAACTAAATTAAATAGAGTAAATATTCTTAACAATGTTGAAGGTAATAAGGGTAGATTATTAATTGAAAAACAAGTAATAGCATTTAATAAACAAACTGGTTTATATGCTAATACTAAAAAAATATTACAAGAAATATCTAAAGTAAGTGGTCAAATGTTACTTAATTTTAGAGGTAATATACCTGCACTTACAGATGCTGTATTGCAAGCTGAAAAATTTGGTCTTAGTTTAGAACAATCTAGAACAATATCTGATTCATTACTTGATTTTGAATCATCAATCAGCAATGAATTAGAAGCAGGTGTATTCTTAGGTAGAAGATTTAATTTAGAAAAAGCTAGATCATTAGCTTTACAAAAAGATTACGTTGGTGCTACTGAAGAGGTACTTAAACAAGTAGGGTCAATAGAAGAATTTGAAAGAATGTCTGCTATACACCAACAAGTAGTTGCTAAAGCAGCAGGTATGACTGTAGACCAATTGAGTGAATCTTTAATGTACACTCAAGTTATTGGTAATGCTAATGAAAAAAATATACAAAAATTATTAAAAGCAGGTGAAAAAGATTTAGCTCTTAGACTTTTAAGAAACCAAGCAGATGAGAAAGAAGTAGATGCTGCCATTCGTACTATAACTGCTCAAGAACAATTTAATATAGCTTTAGAAAGAGCTAAAGACATATTCTCTACTTTAGTAACAGATGGTACATTAGACACTCTAGCAGATATTTTAAAACAAATAGTAGAAGATTTATCTTCATTATTTGGTTTACAGTCTAAAAATCAAGCAAAACAAGCTTTTTCTCAATCTCAAGAAACACTAAAACAACTTCCTACAGCAACTGCGGATCAGCAGGAGGTTTTAGCTAAACAATTAGTAGACCAAAGAAATAAATTACAAGAAGTAATATCTAATGAACCTGGAGAATTTAGAAAAGGTTTATTTACTGTACTTTCAAGAGTTGCTTCTTTAGGTATGACTTCTAATTTATTTGGATTACAAAGTTATTACAAAGAACAGACAGAAGCTGCTAAGGTTGCTAAAGAAAATTTACAAAACTTAAATAATCAAATTGGTGGAATCGGCGGTTTAGGAAAAAAACTTGAAAATCTTTCTGAAGAAAAACGATTAAGTAACCTTACAAGTAGTGGCCAAAATGTTAAAGACGGGTTTTCAGATTCAAGTGATGGTCCATTTGAAATAAAAAATAAATATGGAAAAACAGCAATAACAGCTGTTGGTGATAAGGTTGCAGTATCACCTAATATGAGTTTTAACAACAAGGCCACCAACCCAACATTAGACTTAACACCATTTATTAACGTATTTACATCGTTTAAAAATGATGTAATAACAGCGATGAATAGACCACAACCATCACCACAATTTGCATTAAGTGTAGATGGTAAACAAATAGGTACCGCTGTGGGTAGACAAACAGAAACAGGCACTGCTCAAAACATGTATACTGGTTATATACTACCTTAATTTTAAATATTTATATCAAAACATAAAAACATGGGAATTTTATCAAGCTTATCAAAAATGGTACTAGGACTTAAAGGTGAAAAACCAACACAATTTGGTGTTGATCCTATCCCACCAGCTTCATTACACGACCAATACTCAACTACAGGCAAACCTGCAGTTAAATGGCGTACAATTAGCGGTGATGGTATGAAACCACTACCATCAAAATTGGATGACTTAGGTTCAAAATACAAGCCAGGTAAAGGTTCATATTTGAACAATTTACCAACTAAGAAATAATAATAAATGGCAGGCTCAAGACTAGTAACGTTATTAAATAACGATCCTAACTTTTTCTACTATAATGGAAATAATAATGGCGGTACTGGAAAGTTCTCGCAAAAATCCATTAAGTATGGTCGTGATCGTCGTGGAAACGGCGATAGTGGCCAGCCTTATATTACCACCCCAATTCCATTAAGATTAGCTCAATCAATAGCTGATGATGGTTTAGTTCGTGGTGGTATTGTAACGGCAGATAGAGCCGCACAAATTGATACTGAACGAATCAATAGATTTCTTAAAGACAAACCACGCGGACTCTTATTCATTCAGCGTCAAGTGAAATTGCAATTTAGCAATCCTAAACTTGAAGTTAAAAAATATAAAGGCAGTGGAGATGGATTATTTGGGATTGTATCATCGGCAGCTGCTGGTTTATTTAACGTTGTTAATGAATTAATACCGGGCCCTACTCGCTTATATAATCAAGGCTTTAATACAATCGCTCAAATTGGTGCTACAGCATTTGGACAACATTTTGATAGACATGGTTTAACACCTGTTCAAGATGATAATACAAAGTATTTTGCTGTTGTTAAACACAATAATGAGAATGGTACTAATAGATTAGTTGGATTAAAAAATCAATTAATCAAACCAGTAGAAAATCCTCAAAACTTCTTAAATAGTGCTAACTTTATTATTAATAATATTAATGCATTATTCAAAACTAACATTCCGACTAAAGGGTTACGATCACAAGATTTACAAATAGCTAACTATTTAGGTGGTCCTGACTCGATATATGGTAACGGTAGAACAATTATTAGACGTTTTGATATTACTAGTAATGGGTTTAATAAGTATGATCCTTTAGATGAAAAGGTAGTAGATTATAAGGGTGTTCAATCATTATTTGATTTTTATAATAATGCTAAAACTGAATTAACTACTAAAGCTTTTGATTTATTTAACCCAGAAGCGGGCCTAGTAAGAAAACAACAATCAATTGCTAAAGAAAATGGTCCTATAGATCAAACCGCTGTTGATTATAATATAGGTACAGGAGCAAATATCCCAGCTGGTTCAAATCCAATTCGTGACATTAAATCCCCAACTACTAGACAATATGGTGCTTTAAAAAGTGCTGTAGATTTATTACGAATAGACATTAAACAGCAATTTCCAAGCTCAAGTGTTACTGATGATGGTAGAGCTAAAGGTTTGAATCCCAAACCTGTAGTTAAGGCTAGATATTATGGTGATAGAGTAGTATCAGACCAAGGAAGTATTGCTACATATACTAACACAAATGAATTTACTAGAAAGGACGCTGATATAATGAGTGTTATATTTAGAATAGTTAATCCATTTGAACCAAACCCCGGAGACGACTCTAAATTAGATGATATTGTATTTTCAGCATACATGAGTGGATTTAAAGATAACTTTGATGCTAGTTGGAATGAATACAATTATGTAGGCCGCTCAGAGAGTTTCTACACATATGGTAAGTTTAAACGCAATGTAAACTTTAATTTAGATATACCTTGCTTTAATAGAACAGAATTACAACTAAAACATAGAGCATTAGGACAACTAGCATCAACAACAGCAGGTGCCTATAATGGTAACGGTTTGTTAGGTGGGGTATTAATTAAATTGTATATTGGAAAATATATATATGGTCAATATGGTATATTAAATAATCTATCTTATGAAATTCCACAAGATGCTTCTTGGGATGTTAATGAAAGATTAGCAATGACTATAAAAACATCATTTAGCTTTACTATAGTACATGCTGATTTACCTAAATATAAAAACGGAGAAGGATTTTTTAACTATATAAGTAAACCATCTTCTAATGTTGATGCTTTAATAACTAAATTTACAGCACGATAATGAATAGATACGAAAATCCAACTATAAAATATACATTAGAAGGTAAACGTTATTATAAACAAAAATATTACCCTAATGTACCATTATCTGAAACAGATGATTATGTTATTACAACAATAGGAGACAGACTTGATTCTCTAGCCTATTCTTATTATCGTGATAGTACCTTATGGTGGATAATATCTGCAGCTAACAATAATGTAACTAAAGGATCATTATTCCCAGAACCAGGAACACAATTACGTATACCAACCAATATAAATTCAGTTTTGTCATTGTATAACCAATACAATACAACTCGATAATGTTATGTCAATATTTAGAAATACTTTTACCCCAGAGGTTAAAAATCAGTTAGACAAAAGACAAAAGGCACTTCAGAAAAGAAGTTCTAATGATATTATTTACTTGAATTCTCGTAGTTCATGGGTAAGAATGACGTCTGGTGTTAATGTGGGTGGTACTAATGACTTAGCTAAAGACTATGTTATGCTAGGTGGGGTATTAAATAGTAGAGCTGATAAATCATTAAGATCAGGAGTAGGAACCTCAGATAAAGCATACGCCAATTTATCTCCTTCAATAAGTTCTTATAATAGTGACACGCGCACAGCAGGTACAGCAGGTCTTAAACCAATGCCTGGTATTACATCAGTAGATGTTAAATCTAAAACTGCTTACGGCTCATTAAGAGAAGTAACAGTAAATTTTAGCTGTAATAACCTTCAGCAATTAGAAGATTTAGAATTGCTTTACATGCGCCCAGGCTATACTGTATTAGTAGAATGGGGTTTTTCACCCTATCTAGATAAAGAGGGTAATATTCAAAATAATTTTGAATTTTATGATAAAGTATTAGAAGGTACAGCTACAATAGATCAAATATTTAAAGATCTATTTGCGCATTCTAGAAAATATGATGGTAACTATGAAGGGCATTACGGTTATGTAAAAAACTATAGCTGGTCCGCTAGAGCAGATGGTGGATATGATTGCCAAACTACAATACTTTCAGTAGGTGAATTAATGGAATCTTTAGTTACAAGTTGGACTCCATTAAATGTTGCTGAAATTGCTAAAAACGGATTAGTAGTACCTACTAAAATAATTAAATTACCTACTTTAAATACAAACAGTGTTACTAACCCTATACAATTTACTGATGTCACTTTTATAGGTGGTAGTGAAGAAGCTAAACGAGGACAAAACTATTCTAAAAGCATATTAACAGGAGCTCTTTATGAGTTGTATAGGCATTGTTTTAGTAAAATAGGAACACTTAAATATTTTATGGGTAATCCTAAAGGCGAAACAGATTATGATTTATTTGCATATAGAACACCTACAGTAACAACTCCAGATAATATTATAGACGGAAATGTACAAGCATATATTACATTAGAATCGTTTGCTAAATTATTAAATAAACATATTGTTACAGCCACAGCTAATAAGCAATTCCAAAATATAAGACCATTTGTAGAGCTATCTACGTACTCAAACACATATGATCCTGCAAATCCTTCTACAGCAGAAGCTCTATTATGTTTAGCTCATCCTCTACAAGTATCAGTTGATCCATCTGTATGTTTAATAACTAGTCCTATTTGGGCGGGTGGAGTTACTTTTACAAATCTGGGTAATGATAAGAAAAAATTACAAAAAACCCTTCCAGAAATTCCTTATTTACAACAACTTAAAAAACTTGGAAAAGATTTTAGATATAAAGGTGATTATAAAAATGAATTAGGAAATATAGGTAATATATATCTTAATATTAATAGATTACACCAACTATCTATAGACCCAAAATTAATAACATCAGATCAAGAATTAAAATTATATGATTTTTTAAAGACTATATTAAAAGAAGTACAAACTTCTATAGGTAGTGTTAACACATTTGATATACATGTTGATCCTGAAGATAGTGTAGCTAGAATAATTGATTTTAACTACGTTGATGATAAAAAAAGACCAATAGAAGCATTTCAAATTGAAGTTGCTAATTTAAATTCAACAGTAAGATCTTATAGTTTACAATCACAAATATTTCCTAATCAATCAAACTTGATTGCTTTAGGAGCCCAATTAGATGGTGCTGGTAACCAATCATCCCAAAATTCTACTTTAATAGATTTTAATAGTAATGTTGAAGATAGAATTGTACCTAAAAAATTACCATCAGTTGATGGTAAGTATACAAATGTTACTAATACAAATACTTTAGAAGCTGTAAAAGCTAATGTATCAATTGGTATTGAAAAAATAGGACAATTATTAGTCCCAAATTCTAGTGCTGCAAAATCAACAGAAACTGTAAACCCAGGAGATGATTCAGCAACTTCATCTTACGATTATAAATCATCCTTAGCAAACTTAATTAGATATTTTCAAGGTATTACTAATTCAACTACTAAAAATAGAGGAATTATACCTGTTAAGATATCACTTACAATGGATGGTATTGGGGGCTTAATTATAGGCCACTTATTTAAAATACCAGCCGATTTATTGCCTAGGGGATATAAATTTTCTAATGGATCTACCAGCAAGTTACTTCAAATAATAACTGGTATTAGTCATAAAATTAGTAATGGCGATTGGACTACTACTATAGATGCTTTAAACATAATAGCATCCGAACCTACAGATAAAACAACATTCTCTGATTTGCTTATTATGTCTGGTAATCAAACTGTAATAAATAGTGGTGGGCGTGCTATAGAAAACCCAATATCAACTAAGGAGGAAGCACCAATGAAAAACATTTCAATAGCAGTTGATAAATTAAAAGCAGCAGGATACAATAAATTTGCAACATCAGCTTTAATTGGAGGTTTAATTCAAGAATCTAATTTAAGAAGTGATTTAACTAACAGTATAGGCGCTTATGGTATAGCTCAGTGGTTAGGTGATAGACTTGTTAATTTGAGAAATAGAAAAGATGCAACCACATTAAAGGGTCAATTAGATTTTGTTGTGTATGAACTTAATAGTAGTGAATCATCAGCAGGTCAAAAATTAAAAAGTGCATCTACTATAGAAGATGCTATTGCTGGAGCCGCAGCATATGAAAGATATAATGGTATAAATAGAGGAGCAGCAACAACATATGAAGAAGTAGCATTAGCTGATGAAACAGGTAGAAGAATTGGATTTGCTAAAGATATACTAAATCGTATAAATGCTGAAGAATTTGGAAAATATTAATAACAAATGAGAGTACCCTTAAGCAAAATAAAATCAGGACTTTATACTGCAGGTAGTGAGTATATATATAAGGCAGATAAAAAACCTTATAAGGGATATTACTATAAAATTTATGGTAAAGCATATGTAGGTAAGACTTATGATCCTGATGCTATACCTGTAGAATTAGAACCAAAGAAAAAAGCTGTTAATAATCCTAATAGTTTTCTTTATAACGTATTAGCAGGTGCTCAACAGGCTGTTAACAATCCAATCCCTGTTAAGCCAACTAAAGCTCAAGCTTTAGCATCAATTCAAACTGCAAACAAACAAGGATTTTTACCTGTTATAGGAGTTAATTTAGATGCTGATAACCAAGCAATACAAACTAATGCTAATAGTATAGAAGTAGACTCAACACCATCAGAAGGGAATAGATATTTCTTTAGATATCTTATTAATATCAATACTAATATAAAATCAGGCCCAATGGGTCCACAATATCGATTTGGAGAATTTTCTAATGAAAATGATTATAATAGAGCACAAAGCGATAAAAAATATACTAGAGCTATTGTAAAAGAACTTAAAGTACCAGGAGAAAAACCAGTATTAAATCGTGATGATCTTAACGAAGCGGAAAAGAGAATGCCTGGACTAAAAAGATTTTTAGGTATTACTAACGAAGAGTAAAATTTGTAAGCCAAAAATTTGGTCTTATATTTAGGATAATAAAAAGGTTATGTTTTACATTTTAGAGAGATCATCTCAATTACCACATTCATTCGAGGATTGTTTTGTTAGGTTTATCCCTACCAATGATAATTTCCACCCTGCACTTACCGATTTAAGTTTAATTTATATTAGACCACTAAACGATAAGAAGGGATATATTATGTGTTTAAACCATAACGAATCACTTGGCATAGACAAAATAGAATTACTTGATTGGTTATTAAACCATACAGGCAAATTATGGACATTAGATAAGAAAAAAGCATTACACTGGTTATACCCATTATCAGATAAATTATTCGACGTAAATTTCCTCGAACCTGTTGACATCAAATCGTTAGACAACGCGTGCATTAGCTACTACTATAGCAAGCACAATACGTTGTCTAACGTTAACTGTTTGATTCCGATTAGTAAGCATTATGAAATGTGTGAGGCGATATTCGACATGGCATTACCTATTATTAAGCAATATACATTAGCAGACGAGGCGTTTTTATTTCAAAATTTTCGCACAGTAAATGTGTTTTATAATATCGAAATCAGCGGCATTAAGGTCGATAAAAACTGCTTTATTGAGCATTACAATGGGAAATTAACAAACCCACAATTTAATTTATCTCGCAGTAAAATATACACTCAATATAATTTAAATACAACAACATCACGTCCATCTAATACGTTTAATAGCATCAATTTTGCAGCATTAAATAAAGATAACAGCGAACGTATGTGTTATCGTCCAGAAAACGATAAATTCATTGAATTAGATTTTCAGGGATATCATCCACGATTAATCGGTGAGATGATTGGATTTAATTTTCCTAAAGATAAAAACACATACGATGTATTAGGCGAATTATTAGGTGTAACACAGCAAGAAGCTAAAGAATTAACATTCAAACAGTTATACGGTGGTGTTTGGTCTGAATATCAATCAAAACCATTTTTCAAGGATGTAATTAAATACACAGATGATGTATGGGATACGTACCAATATGGAAAGCGTTTAGTGACTGATAATAAGATATTTATGCCTGACGCTGAGATGACTAGATCAAAATTATTTAATTATATCGTTCAGAGTAAAGAAACATCAACTAATGTTGAATTATTAGAATTGGTATTTAGTTTATTAGAAGGTAAAAAAACAAAATTAGTATTGTATACTTACGATGCGTTTTTATTTGATTATAGCAACGAAGATAAAGGTTTAATTCAAGAAATAGTTAATATATTGGATTATCCCGTCAATATTAAACAAGGTAAAACGTATCATGGTTTAGAGAAACTATAAATATTTATAATGGAACAAACTATACTAGATTTGAACAAGCTTTTCTGTACATTCACATCTCCAGCAGATTTGGAAGAAACAGTAAACACAATAAATCGCCGTTACGCCATTCTATTCAATAAGATTTTCATCTTAGAATCTCCACAAAGCGATGAATTAATGTGCACTTACAATATTGACTCGGGCAACACAACAGATGCACCGATGGCTAATACTATTCTATTACATCGCAAGAAGGAAACTAATTCATTATATACAATCAATGCTTTAAATACATTGATTAAAGAATTAAACAATGGTTATTTAGATAAGAACTTTATGGTTGAATGGAACAATTACAAAAACTGTATATTACTTACAGACGGACCTAACCTACGCAAATTAGACACAGCAATACATAAGATTATAGACTTTAGTAAGTAATGATTAAGTTATTAGATTTATTAAAAGAAATTGATGACGCCAGTGGTATTTGGTATCATGGTTCTACAGCTGACATTGATCAAAAAGATTTAGATCCTTTACATAGAGATTCTGACAAATATAAAGGAGATGTTGATAAACAAAAATGGAGTAGAACAGGCTCTAGTGATGGTGGGGTAGGAATATATTTTGGTAAGGATAAGCAAAAGCTAGGTCCTACCGCTCCAATGCAGTATACAGGATTTAGTTCCGATGCCGCTCCTTACACGCAAGGTTTTATGTATGAAATGAAATTAAAGCCTGATGTAAAAGTAATAAACGAATCGGCGCTACATAGAGTTGGAAAGAATAAATACGACCAACTTAGACAGGAAGGAGTAGATGCTCTTATACATGGAGATGAACTAAATGTATTAAATCCAGATGCTATTGATTATTTTAAAAAAATAATGCAGTGGAGAATAGTACCTGCTTTGTATCCTTCAATTAGAGGTAAAGCTCAAATAGATCAAATGGTTACATTTAACGATGATCAAGAATTATTAGATTACTTAAAGAAAGAATTAGGAGATTATAGGCTAGCTAAGGTAGGAGATAAACAATATTATTTCCCTACAGACGATAATATAAACAAAGCATTTCAGTATTCATCAGAAAGAAAATGGTTTGATGTATAAGGATTTGGTTGTCTCAATTTAAGATCGTATATTCAAGTTTAAACAAATAATAAGTTATGGATTTATCATTCGTAAAGCAAAAGCTTGAGGCTAATGCTAACAAATCAGCAGGTCGTGAAAAAATCGACTACACAAAAATTTTCTGGAAACCAAAACCAGGTAAGTACCAAA